GATTGCTTCTGTTGTGCAGGCAACTATAATTGATGAACAAAGGGCAGGGGGTTTATTAAATAGATAATGGCTACATTTCCATCAATAACTCCCACTTATGGGATGAGAAAACAAAGCAAACCAAAAGTAAGAGTAACTTCTTTTGGTGATGGTTATGAGTATAGGGCTTTATATGGCCTTCCATTATCGCAAGACCCTAAAGTATATGATCTGACTTTTAACGTGTCTGAGACTAATGCAGATGTCATTGAGGCGTTTTTAAGAAGTAGGGTTGCAGATCAGGCGAGTTTTACATTCACACCCCCAGCCGAAGGGTTCAGTGCAAAAACAGGTACTTTTGTTCAATCAGATGGAAGTGGTTCTGCTGGGACAATTATTACTGTCACTTTTACGAATCATGGTGTGGCAATAGGTGATGTATTAACAGTTGACTTTAGTTCTGGCCCTACTGATGGATCATATGTGGTTGCTTCTTCTGCTGATGCTAATACTTTTACACTTACTTCAACCGCTGCTGACAGTGCATTGGTAACAGTTGCAACTAATGTTGATTTTACACTTTCTGGTGCTGGTCAATATGTCTGTGATTCCTGGACAAAAACTATACCTTATAACAACAGAGCAATAATAAATTGTTCTTTTCGTGAAGTATTTGAACCATAATGGCAGTACCTACAAGTGCACTTCAGGGATTAACAAATAAATCTATTATTGAGTTATATTCTGTTGAATTAAAAGCTGATATACACTACACAAAGCATCTTTCACAAACATTTACTTGTGCATATTCACAATCAGGTCAAACAATAACAGTTTTTTTTCAAAGTCATGGTTTTTCTGTTGGTTTAATTTTAAGCCTTGATTTTACTTCAGGTAGTGGAATCGATAATGTTTATACAATACAAACAGTTTTAACAGATTCTTTTACTGTTACTGGTACGACATCACAAACTACAGGTGGTATTGTTAGTTTTAACGTAAATGCAAACCTAACAAATCCAACTGTTTATTTATTTCATAGTGGTAATAACATGAAAGATAGTTTGGACATAGTTTGGCAATCAAACACTTATTCAAGGATGCCTGTAAAAGCTGATGGATTTAAATATTCTGGCAAAGGTAAATTGCCAAGACCAACTTTGACTTTATCTAATTTATTAGGAACAATAACTTCAATACTACAACTTACAAATCAAATTACACCATTATCAGATTTGGCAGGAGCAAAAGTAACAAGGCGTAGAGCATTGAGTAAAGACCTTGATGAAGTTAATTTTCCATCTGATGTTAATCCATATAAAAGTGGTTCTGTTGATCCTTCAGCAGAATTACCGCGTGAAGTTTATTTTATTGAAAGAAAAACTGTTGAAAATAGAAATATAGTTCAATTTGAACTTGTAAGTTCTTTTGATCTGTTTGGTGTATCAGCACCAAAAAAACTTGTAACAAAAGCTGACTTTCCACAGGTCGGAACTTTTGTTAATTTTTAATTATGACTTGGAAAGAATCTTTTATAAAATATGCAAAAACACAAGCACCCGAAGAGGCTTGTGGTTTGTTGGCAATAATAAAAGGTAAAGAAACTTTTTGGCCTTGTAAAAATTTAGCAGAGGGTAAATTTGAATTTTTTATTCTTGACCCTGATGATTGGGCAGAATGTGAAGATACAGGAGAAATTATTGGTGTAATACATAGTCACCCTGTAGGAGCTGCAACACCATCAGATAATGATAGGGCAGCTTGTGAACATCTTGGGTTTCCATATTTTATTTATAGTATTGAACACGATCATTGGGAATCATTCGAGCCTACAGGTTGGAAAGCACCTTCTTTGATCGGTAGAAAATTTATCTGGGGCAAATATGATTGCTGGAGTATAATATCAGATTGGTATTTAGAAACAAAAAATATAAAGTTAAAAGAATGGAAAAGACCAAAACGTATTAAAGATTTTATTGAAAACCCTTTATTTGAAAAAGGTTTACCGATTACAGGATTTAAGAAACAAGAAAGTAATAAAAATATAAAAGTTGGTGATGTTTTGCTTTTTCAATCTGTTACAGGGAATTTAGATCATGTTGCTGTTTATATAGGTGATAATATGATATTGAATCATAATATCAAAGCCTTGAGTTGTAGAGAATTTTTTGACCTAAGATATCAACAGGCACTTAGAGGAGTTTATAGATATGCGTCTTAAAAAAATAAAAGTTTATGGAAAATTAAGACAATTTTTAGGAAGGCCATATTTTATGGCTGCGGTAAAATCACCACAACAGGCGATGAGTTTTCTGATTGCAAATTTTGAAGGAGTACAAAAACATATGAATGATCAAATTTATAAAGTAAAAATGGGTGGCAGAGTTGTCACAGAAGATTATTTATCAATGTCTGGTCAAGGCGATATACAAATTATTCCTATTGCAACAGGTTCTGGGCCGTTAGTTCCTATAATTATTGGTGCTGGTGCTATTGGTGCTGGTGCTGCTATCACTGCTGGTGCTTTTTTTGGAGCTGCATTATTATCAACAGCATTAACAGTTGTTGGAACTTCAATGCTAATAGGTGGTGTTACAGACCTTTTATCACCTCAAAATCCTGTTCCTGATGTTTCAAGTGTCAGCGATATTGACCCATCAATAAGAGGTTCTTATTCTTTCAGTGGCATACAGAATGTCAGTTCCAGTGGTGTTCCAATACCTATAATTTATGGTCTTGTTTTTAGTGGCTCAATTATAATAAGTTCAGGTACAGATTCTACTCAAGTAGTACAAAGCATAAACTGATGCCTAGATTAGTTGATGATCAATTATTCGGAACTGATAGAAAGGTAGTTGACCCTGACCTTATAGATGGTGGGCTACGTAGTAAACAATTTGCAACCGTTTTAGATTTGCTTGGTTATGGAGAAATAGATTCAATATTAGACGCTGGTGGTGCTGGTACTGATACATTTAGAAAAAATGTTTTTCTTGATGGTACACCACTGCAAAATGCAAACGGTGAGGAAAATTTTTCTGATGTAGAAGTTTTTTTTAAAAATGGTGCATCAGATCAAACAGCATTACAGGAAATAAATGTTTTAGAAAATACTATTCCTGTTGGGGTTCAAGTTACAAATGCTACATCTATTACAAGATCAATTACAGATACTACTGTTGATAAGGTCAGAATAACAATTCAAATCCCAAGCCTTCAAAAATTTGAAGATAACGGTGATATAAAGGGAACCGAAGTAAAAATATCAATAAGAATAGTAGAAAATGATGGTACTATTCATAACCCTGTAGAACAAAATGCAATAAATGGAAAAGCAACTAGCCCTTTTGTAAAAGATTTTGAAATTAAGTTTGAGAAAACCATGAGTTTTCCAGTTTCTATAACAGTTATAAGAGATACAGCAGACAGTACAGATGCAACCTTACAAAACACCACAAACTGGCTTTCTTTTACTGAAATAAATACTGATACAAGTGCTTATCAAGGTTTTGCTTATGTTGCCATAAGATTTAATGCACAGGAATTTCAAAGCTATCCCAAGCGTATGTATCGTATCAAAGGTACAAAAATCAAAGTACCTAGCAATACAACTATTGATAGTGATAACGGAAGAGTTATTTATCCTGATGATTATGTTTTTGACGGTACTTTTAAAACAGATAAGGAATGGTGTTCTGATCCAGCTTGGATTTTATATGACATTTTGACAACAGATAAAGGGTTTGGTGGAACAGATGGTGTGATTGATGCTGACACTTTAGATGTTTATAGTTTTTATTCTGCAAGTTCCTATGCAAGTACTTTAATTACTGATCCGATTACTAATACAACAGAGCCAAGATTTAGCTGCAATGTAATTCTTAATCAAAAAAATGATGCCTATTCCTTAATAAATGATTTATGTTCTGTGATGAACGCAATGCCATTTTATAGCAATGGTAGCTTGCAGATATCTCAGGACAGGCCAACAAATGTTGCTACAAATACATCTGATCCACAATATATTTTTAATAATTCAAATGTAACAGAAGAAGGTTTTACTTATCAGGGTGTAGGACAGAGAACAAAATATACAGAAGTGGAGGTTGCTTATTTTGACAATGATACGCAGACAATAGACTATGAACTAATAACAACTGATGAAATTACAGCATTATCAAATTCAAGTACAAAATTTGGTAAAACAAGAAAAACTTTAAAAGCTTTTGCCTGTACTTCCAGAGGTCAGGCAAATAGATTGGGACGTTGGTTTTTATATTCTAATTTAAAAGAATCAGAAGTTGTATCTTTTACAACAACGCTTGAAGCTGGTGTAATTGTAAGACCTTCAACAATTATTGCCATTGCAGATTCTTTAAGGGCAGGGGTTAGAAGAGGAGGGCGTATAAAATCTGTCACCAATACAACAACTATTGTTGTAGATGATGCAAACAATACTGATCTGACAACAGAAAATTCCGCTACGTTATCAGTTGTTTTATCTGATGGATCAGTAGAGTCAAGATCAATAAGTTCAATCAGTGGCACAACAATAACAGTTTCCTCGGCTTTTTCTTCTGCACCATTGGCAAATAGTGTCTGGGCAATAGAAAATACTTCTGTTGAATTTCAGATTTATCGTGTTGTTTCTATCGAAGAAAAAAATGACTCTGAATATACAATTACAGCAGTTATTCACGATACAAATAAATATGCACAAGTAGAAGATACAACTGTTGCTGCTAACCCAAGAACAATTACAACTTTATTAGATGAAAAAACCTCACCAAATAACCTAACGGCAACAGAACAGATTGTTGTTTTAAATAACAGAGCCGTATCAAAAATATTTGTTGCATGGGAACCAGTACAGGGTGTAAAAGAATATTTATTAGAATTTCAATATGAAAATGACAACCCAGAAAGATTCAGGGTTGCCAGACCTAGTTTTGAACTTTTTGAATCAAGGTTAGGGACTTATACCTTTGCTGTTAAATCTGTTAATACTTTAGGTAAATTAAGCAGTGGTACTTCTAATTTCACTTTTATTGCTGCTGGAAAAACAGCTTTACCAATAGACCCTTCTAATTTAACTATTGAACCAATTTCTGAACAATTTGTGAGGTTAAGATTCACGCAATCTACAGATGTGGATGTTTTACATGGTGGAAACGTAATAGTCAGGCATACACCACAAACAGGAACTAATGCCACTTTTTCTAATTCAACAGATATTATTCCAGCACTTGCGGGTAATATTTCTGAAACTCTTGTTCCAGCTTTAACAGGAACTTATTTAATAAAATTTAAAGATGATGGTGGCAACTTTTCTGAAAATGCAGCAAAAATAATAATTACACAACCAGATTCCCAACCGCATCAAATAATTCTTACTGAAAGAGAAGATACTGATTCACCACCATTTCAAGGAACTAAAGTTAATACATTTTATGATTCAACTTTAAATGGTTTGGTTTTACAAGGTACAACTTTATTAGATGACGTAGCAGATTTTGATAATATAACTAACTTTGATTTTGCTGGTCATGATGATATTACAACAGGGCCAATATCTTCAACAGGTTCATATGAATTTCAAAATGTTGTTGATCTTGGTGCGAAATTTAATCTTATTTTAAAACGTAGATTTGTCACGGCTGGAGTTTTAGTCAACAGCTTGTTTGATTCAAGAACTGCAAATATTGATACATGGACTGATTTTGATGGGGATACCGCAGAAAATGTAAATGCAAAATTATTAGTTGCATCAACAGATATTGACCCTGCAACTTCTGTGTCAGCTAACTACGAACAAAGCGGGACTACTATTACAATTTCTAAAAGTTCTCATGGTTATTCTGTTGGAGATTTTGTTGTAATAGATTTTGCCTCTGGTGGTGCAACAGATGGTAATTATGAAATAAAAACAGTTTCAACTGATTCTTTTACAGTCACAGCAAGTACTAGTGCAACAATCTCAAGCGGTACATCCTGTTCATATGGAGCAAACTTTACACAATTCAATGTTTTTGCGAATGGTGAATATTCTGCAAGAGGTTTTAAATTTAAATCTGAATTAATATCTAATGACCCTGCACAAAACATTAATGTTTCTGAATTAGGATTTGAAGCAAGTGTAAAACGTAGAACAGAAACTGTTAATACAGCGATTGCATCTGGAACTTCTGCAAAAACTGTAACGTTTACCCATCCGTTTTTCACGGGTACTAGTTCTTTAGGAGGTTCAACAACAGCATTTTTGCCAACAGTAGGAATAACGCTTGAAGGTGCAGTAACAGGTGATTATTTTAAGATCACAAGTGTAACGGGAACACAGTTTGTAATAGAGGTAAGAGATAGCAGTAATAATTTCAAAAACTTAAATTTTAAATATACTGCGGTAGGATTTGGACGAGGCTCTTAATTTGCCTTATACTATGATTAAATCTTAATAGTGTTAAAAAATGTCTCAAGAAGCTGCGGATTTTGTTGTTGATAACGGTACTGGTGCTGCTGTAAGAGCAGATTTAAATAAAATACTTGATTCAATATTGACAAATAACAGCGGAAGTTCTGCTCCGTCTTATGCAAAAGCTTACACCTTATGGGCAGACACCGGTAATAATGTGATGAAAATACGAAATGCAGCTAATGATAATTTTATTGAACTTTTTCAACTTGATGGTACTTTAACTCTTGAAGATGGTACTGAAAGTCTGCCTGCATTGGCTTTCAGAGATAATTTAAACACAGGTATTTTTCAATCTGCTGATAATAAAATAAATTTTAGTACTAATGGTACTGAAAGATTAGAACTTGGAACAGCAACCATATTTAATGATGGTGGAACAGATGTAGATTTTAGGATTGAGGGTAATTCAGATACAAATTTATTTAACTTAGATGCTGGTACTGATCGAATAGGTATAGGTAACAATTCTCCTACGACAAAGCTTGATGTTGCTCGTCTTGGGGCTGCTTGGACAGGTGACGCTCCAATTGCAGGTACAGCAGTTACTTTGCATAATGGTAATAATGCCGCAGGTTCACCAGCTTATTTAGGTATTTTAGCTGGAAGCACCTCTATATCAGGAATCATTTTTGGCGATGAGATTAATTCTGATGCGGGTAAAATATTTTATGAACATACAGACGATGTTTTGCGTTTTAATGTCAACGTAAATGAAAGGGCTAGAATAAATGGATCTGGGGAATTATATGTAGGGTCTACAACATCTGCTGGACAAGGTAAATTATTCTTAAACCATTCTGCTACTACTACAACAAGAGAACATATAAGAAATGCCTCTTCAACTGGAACTGTTGAGACATATTTTAATTTAGATGATGCAAAATATGCATCAGTTGGTTTAGAAAATGGGAGTTTTGTCTTTAGAAATAGCACAAGTGCAACCCCAACATTAAGAATGACTATAGATGCTTCAGGAAATATTGGAGCACCAAGTGGAACCAATATTTATAATGCTTCTGATGTAAGGCTTAAAAAGAATGTTGTTTCTTTAGAAAAAGGGTTATCAGCAATAAATTCTTTAAGACCTGTTGCTTTTAATTGGATAGATGGTTTTTGTGATAGTGAAAAAGAAACTTTATATGGTTTTATTGCACAAGAAGTTGAAACTGTAGATAGCAATCTAATAAATCAATTTGGTTCTGATGGGATTGTAGAAGTAGAAGGTGTAAAAATTGAAGATACTCTTACAGTTAATGAAAAATTTATAATACCAATGCTAGTTAAAGCATTACAAGAATTATCAGCAAAAGTTGCCGCCTTAGAAGCTGCTTAGTATAATTAGATAACTTAATAAAATTTAATGGTCACACCACAAGAACTTTATGACGAAACAAAAACTCGTCTTGATCTAAATCTTGCAAAATTACAAATGTTGCAAAAAGAAATACAAACAAAACAAGCAGAAGCACAACAATTAACGCAACCTATAATTGAAGATCAGGGAGCTTTAAAACAATTAGAAAAACTTAGTGAAGTTGTTCAAATTGTAGAATCAAAGTAATATAAAACTAAACACTTATTATTATGGCTGTAACTTGGAATGTAATTTCTTATGATGGAAAAAAAACTGTAGGTAGTTTATCTGATGTAATAACGACTTTACATTGGACTGCAAGTGATTCAGACGGAGAACATATTGGAGATTCTTACGGTTCAGTAAATTTAGAAGCTGCTGATGCTGGTTCGTTTATTGCGTTGGCATCTGTTACAAAAGATGATTC